CTTCATCAAAAACTTTAACAACTGACCTTTTCAGTATTTCAAATATTTGTTCATCCTGTTTTAATTTATCAATACCCTTAATGTCTTTAACCTTAATCATACTTAAGGTAACACCAACTGCATCACTAATCATAACTGTTCCCTCTTCAGGCATCTCACCTACGACTTTGATTTCTTCTAAGTCTACGGTTACATCACCCGTTCCGTTACAGTCTTCTACATCACAAACAAGTTTAAGGTTTACTGTTTCACCTACTGAAACACTTCGAATCTTAATAAACAACCACTCTAAATCAATCATCGGTATGTCATTAGGTTCGACCTTATCAAAAGTAACAGCTCTAATCAAGGTTTTAATTGACTCTAAACTTTGATCAGTGTCCTTAGCTTCTCTTGCAAGGACTAGTGCCTTTTGTTCTTTTACCAAAAAAGGACGAAATTCTACTTCTCGTCCATCACTTGGTAGCACCGTAGTATACTTCGGTGCTGATTGGATTGGTAATCCCATAATTTACTCCATTCTCTAAAAAAGGTTAGTCTCCTAGACCTAAACCTCGTGCTATATTTGAACCTCTAGCAAGTGCAGTATCAAAACTTTCTAATCGATTGAGCATTGACCCTGCTTTCTTGTTAAACCTAGAAGCTACTTTAAGACCATCTAGTGCAATATCTAAATAACGTCTTCCCTTATTTAGTGCAGACAACTCAGGTGTTTGTGCATACTCAGTTGAGAATGTTCTAAATGACCATGTCACACTAAATTTTAAAATTGAATCTTCTGTCATGCTCAAATTCATTGGTGCATATGACAGAGGAAATACATCGTAGAGTTTATAATGCATTGCAAACTTATCATCTCTTCGATATTGAAAGATATCCATTTCACCCATATATTCATCGGGATACATGAAGATGGGATGAACTGCACTACCCTCTACATTTTTACCTTGTGCAGTGAATATTTGTGTTTGCCATGCTTCTATAATAAAACGATCATAGAATGTTGAATCACAACGAAACTCTGTAGTCATCTGTTGAGAATCTTGGTCTACATTGTAGACTTTGTTTTCAAGAGGGCCATAGGTCGAATGAGTCTCAGAGGTAAGTTGTCTGCCTGGCAAAGTAGCAGTCTCTACTCTCCATCCTTCTAACTTTATTCCTAATTTAGGACAGTGTAAGTTTACACTAAACTGGTTAGTCTTTGCACCAACATCGAAGTTAGCTTTAAATTTATCTATCTGTGCCATTAGAATCTTGCCCTGCTTTCTGCATATACTGTGTTTGCATTAATGTTAAATTGTTGTGTTGGTAACATTGCAACTATCTCCCAATACTGAGGGGGGACTTCTGTGATTCTACTGTCGATGTGATTATAGAGATATTGTTTAACACAAGGTTTTGCATACTTCAATTGTGATGTTGCCATCAACAACTCATATGTCATTCTTAATCTTGTGTCTTCATTCATCTCCTCACTGTTGAGAAACTCAAAAAGACCATCCATCAGTCTTACACGATACCTTGGTGCAAGATAGTGTAGATTGATACCTAACATCCCTGTTCCATATCTTCGTATAGGGAACATGACTGGAAATCTATCCCAATAGGGAAGTGTCTCTTGATGTTTAGCTTCATATATAAACATATACATCTTTCCCAACTCCAACTCCACTCTAGATACAAAGTTATCGGTTTGTCTCTGAAGTGAATCAGGTGTAATTTTTATATCTCTAAGTTGAGAACGAAACCAATCGAGAGATTCTACAGACCTCTTTTGTATACTGGATGGTAGTTCGTTGTCTAAACGTTCAAGAAGTTTTCCCATCTAACTATTTATGCATTTATAGTAGATGCTCTTCAGTTAATATTCGAAACCCCATTCGTCTGTCTGCACAAAACTCTTCTGCAGCTTTCCATTTTGCTTGGTTTATCATATAGGTTGCACATTCCTGTAGATATCTTCTTGTTTGTCGTTTAGGTTGTTTGGGGGGACTGCACTGTTTTTTAGGTTTGACTTCTATGAGTTCACGAACACTTTGACCCTTACTGTTTACATACTTAATATAGAAGTCGGGAAAGTATCGATGCACTTTTTTGTCAATAGGTGAACGATAGGGTATGATGACTTCTTCACTTCCCCATTCTATAATGGCAGGGTTATTATCACAATAGACCATGAATCTTCTTTCCCATAATGAACGATAGAAGATTTGAGTGGGGTCACCCTTATACTTTTTATAGTTCTTCGGTTTGAACTTTCCTGAATAAGACATAAATAACAGTAAACACTTTAAACTATTTATAAGGTTTCTAATATGCCCTCAATTTCAAAACTATTGAATAAAGTAAATCAAGCAAAGTCAGCAGTCAATTCTGTTAAAGGAATTCAATCTAAGTTGTCTAACATCAACTATGCAAGTGTAGCGAATACAGATGAACTACTTGAACAAGCAGAAAAGGCAAAAGACTTATTAAACAGTAGAAGACAATCTTTAGAAAGTTCTTTAGATGCATCAAATGTTGCAAAGAATAAAGCTAAAAAGGTTCCTTGCACAAACTTTACTGAACTCATGTTTCCTATTAATGATGAGTTAGAGAACTCAATCATTTTTACAACTAGACAGAGAAAAAATCGTGCATCATCATCTAATGATGTGTCTAGAAAAAGTCTACTATCATCTGACGAACAAGTGGAGATTCAACTCTATGTTCCTGATGAACTTAGCTCGTCATCAAATGTTCAATATGAAGCACAAGGTGTTGGTTCAGGTGCAAGGTCAGCAATCCAAGCTGCTGGGGGTTTGTCACAGATTGGACAAGGTAATGTATTAGACGGATTAGGTGAGATGGGACAAGCTGCAATGACAGCTATATCCACAGGTCTACAAAATATGATGAACTCTGCAACAGGTAATGTGATGTTCTTTTTACAAGGTAAGGCAACTAATCCTATGCAAGAACAAATGTTAAAAGGTGTAGACTTTAGAACATTTTCATTTAACTATATCTTTTTTCCTAAGTCACAACAAGAAGCACAGATGATTAACGACATCATCTATTATTTTAGAACTGCAATGTTACCTGATACCTATCCTGCAATGGGTGGTGGTGGAGATGACCCGTCAGATGTAGAAGGATTCTTTAACTATCCTAATGTTTGGGATATACAATTCGGTGGGCCAATTGCAGAAAAGGTAGACGGATTCCTTCCATGTGTATTAACCAAGTGTGATGTAAACCACACAGGTGGACTTAAGTTCTCTACTTACTATGACGGTCAACCAATCAAGACTTCCATGTCATTAGACTTTGCAGAAATTAAAATTCTCACTCAGGAATCTTATCAAGAGATTACTGCAAATCCAAAAGGTGGACAATCAGGATTGAAGTCTATGGATAGTATCTTAGATACTAGGACTGGGGGTTAAAAGTGGCTAATCAATTATTTAAAAATTTTCCAAAACTTCAATATAAACTTTCTGATGGAAGAGTTATAACTATTCTAGATTTTTTTCGTAAAGCAAGAATAGAACAAGTTTCAATCCCTAGTTTAACAAACTACACCTATTATGAAATTCTAGACGGTGAAAGACCCGATGTTGTAGCTGCAAAGTTATACGGAGACAGTGACCTACACTGGACACTATTCTTAGTTAATGAATACACTAACTACTACCAATGGTATCTAGATCAAGAATCCTTTGGGTTGTTTATGGATGAGAAATATCCAGGCCAGGCATTAATAGCTGCAAACTATTCTGACATTGTAAATTCAACTAGTAAGTTTGTTTTAGGTGAGAAAATTACAACTCCTTCAGGTAAGGAAGGAAGAATCATAAAAATAGAACCTGAACACAAAAGAATCTGCACAGCTGCAGATAGTTTCGTAAATGGAGAAGTAGTCACTGGTTCAATCAGTGGAAAGTCCTTTACTATTCAAAGTGCAATTTGGGAAAAAGATGCAGTAGAATACTATGAGAATGCAGATGGTTTTAAACGAAATCATGCAGGAGATGGTTGGACTGAAGTATCTAAATACGACCACGAGTATGAACACAACGAAGAAAGAAGAAACATTAAAGTAATTAAACCTGAGTTTATAAAGAGAGTAGTCTCAGAGTTTGAAAGAGTGATGAAAAACTAATGAGTGAAAATTTTATACAGGGTCAATTTTCAATTGAAGCCCTGACCCTAATAAACCAATATGGTGAATCAGTTGACATTAGAGGTTTGACTGATTCTTTTTATTTATTTGAAAGTATCTATGAAAAATTTATAACTGCACAACTTGGAATTATTGATGGTTTAGGATTACTAAAAAATTATCGATTTTCAGGACAAGAGTTTATTCGTATTGCAATTAAACAAAAGGAAGGAATGGGTGAAGATGCACCTGTTGAATACACTATCGATAAAACATTCAGAGTATATAAAGCAGGTAACATAGTTCGTGCAGAAGAAAAGGTAGAAGGGTTTATTTTATATTTGATTGAACCAAGAGCATTTAACTGTATTAGAACAAGATTGAGTAGAGTGTTACGAGGTTCTTACGATGACATGTTAGAAAATGTTTTAGTAAACGAAGCAAAAATACCTACTGAGGAATTCGACCATTGGGAAGAAACTGTCCCTGATAATTTCCAATTTATCTGTCCTAACTGGACAGCTGGTAAGGTGATAGATTATTGTGTAAATAATGGGGATACAGGTTTATCGTCAGATTGGAGAAATAGTATGTTTTTCTTCCAAACATTAAACGGTGGATTTAGATATCAAAGTGTGGGGGACATGTTCACAAAAGAATTTCCTCTACCATTTTCTTTCCGACCTAGAAATTCAGACCCTAACACAAATGAAGCTGATTTAAATGCAAAGGGGGGATTGAACACTCAAATTTTATCATTTAATAAACCTCAAGTATTTGATACCTTAACAGGAACCGTTGGTGGTGCATATGCATCTATGATGAAAACATATGACCCTGTTAGAAAGATTGAGGAAGATGTTATTTTTGATATGAAAGAAACATTTGAAAGAGGTCAACATCTTTCGGGACATCCAATGATACACATAGAAGATGATTATGAATATGTATTCACATCTGAGAATCAAACAGATGCAGAACAATCACCACCGATTACTGAATTAGATGTAGACCTACCACCCAATAAACACTTTACTAGTTTAGTAGATTATGACATACAAATGAATCATTCCTACGATGACAGCAGTGATATATCAACTAATGATGTATTTAAAGGTATTGATAATAAAGACAATGCAAAATTAGAAAGAAGAGCTTTACTCGAAACACTCCAACAAAATAGAATTGAAGTTACTATTCCTTTAAGAACAGATTTATCAGTAGGAACAATTATCATTTTAAAA